CGAGTACGACCTGACCCAAGACGGCCTCGTCATGCGGAGGTTGGAAACAGGCGTTCGGCCCGTTGCAGTTCCTACGCAACCCACCGCCCCAGCAGCGCCCAGTGGTGGCCCGACAGCTTCATCCGCTGCCGTGTCCTCCACCACCGCACCCGCAGCTCCCCCCGCTCCCGCAGGGAACGGCGGGCGCATGAGTGGCCGCATCCTGCCTCGCACCGAGTTTGCTGTCGGCAGGGACGCCGACAAGAAGCAGGCAGCGTTCAACATCCTCGCCTTCCATCCCGCCAAGTGGGATAACGGCGTGGAAGCCTACAAGGTGAAGGAGAAGCCCGATGGCACCACCGACACCACCCAGAAGGGCACCAGCTACCCGAACTTCAGCATCACTGCTGCTGCGATGGGAATGGCAGGCATCCACGTTGAGCGCGACATGGGTATCTGGATCAACGCAGGCGACAGCAATGTGCCGCTCAAGGTCTGGGATGTCCTCAACGGCGAGACGAAAGATCAGGCCCGAGACTGGGATTGGGCTACCCGCCGCTCTGAACTTCAGCAGTTCGCTTACCAGGGCCGCTGATGAGTGAGGGCCAAAGCGCCCTCAGCACTGAGGAGATCGACGCCCTGTTGGGGGGCGTCGATCTCCCTCTGGGGGCTACAAAGGAATACAAATACTTCACACCGACAGGCGACGCAGTCGACCGTTGGGTGCAGTACGCCAAAGGATCAGAAGACTGCTTCTACCTCGGGCTAGACGAAATCGATCAACGCATGCGTGGCGTGTGGCCGTCAGACGTGCTCGTCGTCACAGGCAGGGCACACAGCGGCAAGTCGGCTGTGCTGCTCTCGTCGCTGGCATGGAACCTCAAAGAAGACGACGAGTTCCACGGCGTGATCTTCACGCCCGACGAACCCGAAGTTCTCGTGGTCGCCAAGCTCTACGCACTGCTGTACCAACGCAACCTCGCTGAAGTAGAACAAGCACTCGCTGCCGAAGACCCGCTCTACATGGCCGAGATCATGGAAGCCAAAGAACGGTATCTAGACCGTCTCAAGATCTTCCCCAGCGCTCTCAAGTTCCCGCAGATGTCGGAAGCCATGAGGGAATGCGAGGACTACTGGCAGCACAAACCAAAGTTTGTGATGGTTGACTTCCTTGAACAGCTTCCGATGGCTTCGGGCTACGAAGGCGTGTCCAAGGTGCTCAAGAACCTCAAGGAATGGACCGAGACAGAGAACCTGCCCGTCGGGCTGGTTCACCAGTCAGGCAAAGGCTCCACCCGAGGCTCCAGCCGAGGCATGGACGACGGCAAGTTCAACGCTGACGAGTACGCCATCCTGCAGCTCAACGTGTTCCGCAAACGAGACGACCCCAAGCTCACCGACGCTGAGAAACGAATCCACTCCGTGTCGATCAGCTTGGATCTATGCAAAAACAAACGTCCACCCTGTCAGATCACTTCACCCCCGATCGACTACTACATGGACCCTGACTGCGGCCTAGTGCGGACCTACTACGAGTCCGACGTGCCCCACGACGACCGATGGATCGGGTAGACAAGTTCGCAGCTCTCCACGCTGGGGGTTTCGTTGCCGACGTGGCCGAGGGGGTACGGCCAATGCTGGAAAACGATGAGGTTGTAGTAGCTCGTGGTGACAGCTACACGGCACTCATAGAACAGCATTTGTACGGCGACGAAGCCCTCGGCGTGTACCCACTGGTCGAACAGAACGGCCTGTTCTGGGTCAACTGGGTCGCCGTAGACCTAGACGAAGGCGACGCCTCCGAACCACACGCCGACAACGTCGTAGCCGTCCTGTCACGGCTCTCCATCCAAGCCTGGAAAGAACCATCACGGTCCAAAGGCTTCCACGTCTGGGTCTATCTACAGCAGCCCCTGCAGGCTGCGATGGCACGCAACTGCATGATCGGCGCATGCCGCATCGTCAACACACCCATCAAAGAGGTCTACCCCAAACAAACCAAGCTCGGCCCAGGCAAGATCGGCAACTGCCTACGCCTCCCCTACGCCCACACCCGCAACCCAGGTCGGCAACAGATGGGTGACCTCACCTGGGAAGAATTCACCGACCAAGCATGGGAAACCCGCTGCCCCGCCGAACAGTTCGAACGGCTCCACGCCCTGTACCTACAGACCGAACCAGCCAAACCTGCGTTCGCTTACAGCGGCAACCAAGACTCCGATGACTTCACGGGCCGTGCCCGCCGCATCTGGGAGAACCCGTTCGAACAAGACCGCAGCAGCACCTTGTACCGCTTCGCCGTGTCGCTCCTTGAACGTGACTACTCCATTGAGGCTACAATTCATTGGGTAACCCAACTAGACGAACGGGTTGGCAAGTTCAAAGACCGTGAAGACGGTCCCCGCCAGATCGAACGGATGGTTGAAGCAGCGCTAAGGAGCCTCTAATGCCATCCAAAGGCAGGCAGCACAAGTTCGTGATACCGCACCGCCCCAAAGCCAAAGAGCGGCCACGGTTCTCCATGAAGGGCGGCTACGCCTACACGTCAGCCAAGACCCGCACGTTCGAACAACTCGTCAAAGACCACTACAACGGGCCGATGTTTGACGGCCCCGTATCTCTGGCGTTAACGTTCAGCCCCAAGCGGATCACCGTGTGCATCACCGAGATGCCAGACGAACCCGATTCAAAGCTAAGGGGAGACGTGGACAACTACATCAAATCGGTCAGCGACGCTCTCAACGGCGTCGCCTACGAAGACGACCGACAGATCCACAAGCTGTCAGGCCGCAAAAAATGAATGCGTTCCACACTGGATCGTATGGGGAACGATTCCAGTCGATGGGCGACGAAGCCGAGTCCCACTTTGAACGGCTCAACACCAACTACATTCGGTTCGGGTTCAACCGACCCGACGTATCGAAGTTCTACCAGATCAGCCTGAACATTCGTGCGGCTCCTGACTACATCCAGTCAGACCCTGCCCGTCTAGTTGAGGTGATGGGCATGGGGTCTAAGCCCCTCAAGCTGAAGCTTGAGAAGCTCGCAGCGCTCAACTGGTGGAACTCGTCAGGCATGGACGTGTGGCTATGGGTGTGGTCATCCACCCGTTACGCCTACGCCCAGATCAGGTACAACGACCTGATGACGTTGATAAATAAGAACGATGTTTCGCTCGGCAACTTCCATGAAGGGAAGAAATACTTGAGTATTTCTTCTAAGCTTCTAGAATGGCAGGATGGATGAAGAGCTTGATGCATCAGAAGGCGCAAGGATCTTCAAAGCGCTGCACGAAGCGCGCCTACCGCCACTCCAGCCACCCCAAGAACCCGAAGACTTAAACTGGCGTTACTGGGAGTTCCCAGTAGACCCTCAAGGAATAGACCGAGATCAGCGTCTCCGCTCAGAACCCGTCCCTGAAACAGAGTTGCAAGCGGTACAACAAACAGCGCCGCATCACGAACCTGCTGAAAGCGCTGAAGAGATCGACAACACCAAACAAGGGTTGTTCGAAGCAGTTAACGACGTGTGGGCAACGCTCACCGAAACCGAACGGTGGATCTACCACATGCTCGTAGACGTAGGGCTATCCATGCGGTTCGTAGCCCTCGCCCTCGGCACCCCAAAGACCACGTTCGCCCGCAGACGTGACGCTCTAGCTCTCAAGATCAAAAACGAGCTACTACGCCACCAAGCAGTGATCGACCATCTAGCTAAAGGTCATCCTGATCTTCAGCGTATGTCAGGCACTGATCCAGAAACGTAGTGAACCCCATGACCCACGAGGTCATGGCGATCCACCCTTGAAGCTCGCCTTGCTTTGCTAAAGCACGGGCAAGTACGAGTTCTTCTACTTCTTCCCGTGACAGGATCAGAAGCACGCCAAGTTGGGACTCACGCCACTGTGCGTGAGTCCCGTCATCCATGTCCAACATAAACTGCGAGCGTTCGAAGTTCTCTTCAATCTCACAGTCAATGTCTACCCCGACTGCTTCCAGCCAGTCATTCCAGACATCGTCAAAGTTGTCCACGTTAGCCAAGCGCTCGTTTGCGCTCAATAACAATGGTCTTGGCTGCGGAAAGCAGCGCAGCGCCAGCCGCTGACAGAGCGCTTTCAACCGTTGACAAATCTGTAATAACGAATACCGCAAGGAACGCCTCTGCAGCAGTGTACAGAGCGCGCTCGCAAACATCACGAAGGTGATGGTTGAGCGGGGTTGCATCGATGCTCATTAACGCGCCTTGCGACGAGTTCGCGCTTCCGCAGAATTCATCACGAACCGCTGCTGAGCAGGAGTCATGTTGATGAACTTCTGGAAAGCAACCTGATCCATTCCAGACTGTTGACTGCCCTGACCGCCTCGGGTGCGAGTGTCCTTCTTCGGAGCAGTGCGCCCCACGCCCTTCGGCACTCGGCTACTGGTCCTCGTCGTCTTCTTGCTCTGCTGACCTGTAGTGCGGGTACGAGTAGAACTACCCTGAGAACGCATACGCTTGTTGCGCTCAAGACGAGCCTTACGAGCCTCCGCAGCCGAACGGCCACGGTTAGTCGAAGTCCTCTTACGAGCCGCTGGAACGCTCATGCGCCCACGACCCTGTCCACGACGCTTCGTGCCCGAAGAGGGCGAACGGTAACTAGCCATTGTTATTGTTCCTTACTTGGTTGATGGATTTCAACGCATCCGACGGACAGCGGTGCGCCGATATTTCGGACGACCACCCC